GATATCGCACCTATATGAAACCAACGATTACTTCTAGACCATGCATTTAAGTTTAACGCATTTCTTGCAATAGTAATATAATCAGGGATTACAGGTATAAACAAGTTATTATCGTAGTTACCTATGTCATATGGTGTAGTATCATATGGAATATATCTACTTGAAGTATATGGTTCAGGGCATAATAATTTAAATGTAGGTACTAATGTTATAGAACTACCAACGCCTTCTACATAATATTCACCTTGTAAATAACTTACTGGAACAACATCCCCATCAAATGATACCTTTAATCCATTAGTAAATACAACTCCATTTGGTCCAGTATATGTAGTTTGTCCTATAATATCTCTATCCACATCGATTGTATTAGTTTGGTTGCTTTCAATAAGTTTAATTACACCAACTTTGTCAGCAGTTGTACCATCTTGGTAATATAATGTATCCAATGGGGCACTTAAATATGGAATAATATTAATATAACCCAATACATTTCTATAAAAGTTTCTTGCAATATATTGATTACCAAAACTTGCTGTAATTTTTTGATTTGTTGGGATCAAGCCATCATTAATTAATCGTATTACAGGATCAGTTGGATCTCCTACATATTCTATTCTATAAAAATTGGCATTAACAGTTGTGTAATAACCTTCTTCTAACAATCCTTGGTTGATATTAGCAATCATATTTCCTGTATCGCTACCAAATTCAATAGGATCTCCGCCCAATGTTATGCCAATTGTAAAACTATAACTATCTAAAATACTATAAATGAAATACACTTGTCCTGCAACAATGCCACCTAATGTTGGATTATCAAAACTAATTGCTTGACCAACAGTTAATTTTGATGTATCATTCCCTGCTGCAACTGTGAGGTAATTAATATTTTCACCATACATATCCGTATCATATGCAACAGTGGCAGTTCCAGTTCCTGATGTTGGACCTGTTGCTACAAATGATAATCCAATTGTATTACTTGCAGCCCCTACTAAAGTAAAATCTGTAGTACCTATAGTTACAATAGTATATTCTTGCCCTTCAATCAATCCAGTAGAACTTACTTCTTCACTGTAACCTATTTCCCAATGTGTAGTACTTTGAATAGGTAATGTTAATGGTTCAACAATGATATCAGAGTTTTTATCGTAATCTGTTTCACTATAAAATGTTTGTACAAAACCAATTTCATTATCAATACCAGTGTTATAGAATAAAACTCTTAATCCTTCTAATGATGTAACCCCATCTATACCACCTAAATTATTAACCAATGCACCGTTTAATGATTCAAATGGTATTGTACTAACTACATCGACTAAATTATTTCCTGGAAAATCATATTCATCTTGTGCATCTTTTTGTGGCACATCAAATATAATAACACCTTGACTTGCTCCATTATTGCTTACGCCAAAAACTTCTCTTGTGTTTATGAATGGTGGAATAGGATTAATACCAGTTAGTCCTGGAACACCTTGAATCCAAAATTGTGAATTTTGATCAACAATAAATTGATATTGTCCACCTCTTAGTAACGTAAGTGTGGGGTTTTCACTACCTTGAATAAAGGTTCTAATGTCATAACTATTAGGATTATTGGTAACAATATATGTTTCTGTTTTAAAAACAGGATCTGTTCTAACTCTTACATTAGGCATACCTTCAGGTAACCAATAGTATTCATTATAATTGATGATCTTATCTAAATTTGCAAAACTGTCCCATGAATAAAATTCACTTTCAAATAATCTTGAATTATTTGCCACTGGAGCATTTTGTTCTGCCAATGCATCTACAATACCTGGATATGATATAAAATCAGTTGGTGTACTTTCATTTGGTTTAGTAAATACTACTCCAGGATCTAATTGATAATCAGTACGTGTTTTTGTTGGTTCTGTGACATAAAAATCTTTAGCATTAATACCATACCCAAATTTACTTCCAACATAGCCCTGTATCTTTTCTGTGACAGGTGGATTAACAAGTTGATCCAACGTGGCTGATAAAAATTGTGCGTTAGTTGGTGTTTGAAATATATCTGGTAAAAATTCTAAGGTTCTTATTCTAGTCATATCGTTATCTTATCTGTAGTTGAGCTTGTGTTAGTGCAGGTATTACCTGAATATCATTTGCTGTAGCAGCATTTACAAAAATTTCATAAGGCATCGACTTAATTTCATATAAATCTCCAAATGGTTGATTAGGGTTATTTGATACTAATACTGCGGAACTTATTAATTCGCCTACTTCATTGTGTAAGAAGGCGCTTAATTCACTAAAGAAAAATGTGTCTCCAAAGTTCCAATTGTTAATATTAAAATAATTATTCATAGCAGTTAATACCGCACTGCGTATTTCGCTATCACTTGCACTTGTATTACTTGCCTTAACTACTTTAATCGTTGCACGCAATGCAGGAGACGCTTTTGCACCAAATAATGGTTTAAAAATTACACTGTTTAATATTACACTGTCACTTAACATCTTATAATCATTTAATTGCCCATATGCACTTTGTAATTCACTAATAGTTGGCAAATTTGGTTCAGGTACAGTATTAGTGGTATCTTGTATCCAATTTTGATAAGCACTATAATAAGCCTGTGTTACTACATATAAATCAATAATATTTGTTGTAGCTGGATCAATTCTTGTTGTATTATTACTATTGTGTCTATATTGATAACTTAAACCCTGTCTACCTGGTTTCTGACTATATTGTGGTTGTTCAACCATTACATAATATGGTGTGATAATTGTTTGGTCTTGTACTGACTTATAAAACTTATTATCAGTAAAAGCATAGAACAATTGACCTAATGGGTAATCATACTTAACAACTTCAATAGTAGATATTGTAGGGAACTGATATACAACTGTATTGCTAGGTATAATTTGTAGCCTAGCTAAATTAATTGGATCTTGTATTAGTTCAAAGAAGGTGTATTTACCAATGTTACTTCCACCAGTTATATACCCTGTTATATCAGCAAAGAAATCAGGATTTAATATTAATGTTCTATTATTAACATCAGTAGCAGCGACTTTAACTTGAAAATCATTTATATAACCATCAGATTCAACAGATTGTCCAAGTATGTTAATCTTTGTGTCATAACCAATTGGATAATTACTATTGGGTTGATTATTAATATTTAAAATATTAATAAAATCTTGTATAACCTTACCAGTGAATGGATCGTATACTAATTCGTTTGGGTTTAATGTAAACCTAGTATCAGCAACGCTACCAAAATAATATGTAAGTGACTTATAACTTACTGTATATCTGTTTACTCCTGTGCTAATAAATTTTACAAAATAATCAGGATCAGTAACTAATTCTATGGTCCAACGATTCTGATTGGTTTGTAATGAGTTATTAAATAGCAATGTAAAATCTTGATTTAATTCCATACGTCTTTGCATTTCATCAATCGTTGTTTGATTAAAACGATTATCAAAAACTGGAATAACTGTAGTTAAAATAACACCTGAAGGGATATACCCGTTAAAGGTTATTGGTCCACTTCCATTACTAAAAGCACCATTGCCATTATTATATCCATCGCCTATAACTTGTAACACAGTAGCCCAAAATGTTGTTCTATCACTTGGTCCAGGTAAACCTGCAACTAATCTATTGTTATTATCAAAATAATAACCAGACGGTGCTTGAAATTTACATATACCGCCTGGGGTTACAAATTTCATAGATGTATTCGAAAATATACCTGCTGGTACAGGAATGTTTTGATTATTATCTATCTTATAAAAATAACCGGTCTCCGAGTTAACATCTACACTACTTGTTTGCCAATATATTGTGCCATCTCCTGATGCTGTATTAACACTATATCTAGGGTAATTTTGTATATAATATTGGTTAGCCTGTGTTTCCCCTAATACCTGACTTAATAATGTTATAAATGCACGTATTTCAATTGTATTATTAATAACAGTGGTTAAATAACTATCACTATCATCCTGATATAATGCACCATCACTTCCATAATTATTGATACTTGAATATTTTCCAGTAGGATCTAATAAATCTAAGTTTTTACTTACCCCTATACTACTACGATTAATTGCTTTAGATTTAATAATAGAACTATATAATGTATAGGGAAAATTATTATAATCTTCTCCATTTACCATACGGTTTTGTGTATAATAACGTGTTGGTGCACGTTGTTTAATTTGTTCTAATGTTTCTCTAGCCTGTGCAGTTGATACAGCTAATGGTAATTCTAGAGTAAATGTTATATTTTCAAGACGCCCTGTTCTACTAACATAGCTAAATGTAACTGCAATCCCTTGCATTTCAGTAGGTTCGATTGTATAAGTCAATGCATTACCTGCTCTAACATATGCTCTAAATAACCCAACTGGTATCTCACTAAATACACCATCACCAAATACATAAGTTACTTGGTCATTAAATCTTGAGGTAACTGAAAATATTTGTCTACGTGACTGTTCAGTTTGCAAGTAAGCGTCTGCATAAACATTTTCTACTTTTTTCCATAATACACGGGTATTATTATTAAGGTTTAACTTATACAACCATGTGTCTGTATCGTTAATACCTTGAATGTTAATATCTCCTGTTTGATTAGCAATTTGTTGCTCAAAAGTAAAATCAACTGCTTGTAAGTTACCTTGTTTAAAATAAAAGAAATATCCAGTTTCAGGACTTGCAAATCCTAAGTTATCATTTCTATATAATATATTAAATTTACCAGATGGTGATGGTGGAATTTCATAGATAAAGTCTTCATTTAAACTAGTTACGCTAACTAGTTCAAAGTTCATTGTAATACCATCCACTGTACTTGTAAATGGTACAATAGGTAATGCATCATTTGGTATTTGCATTGTATATTCAGCAGTATCAATACCAACAATTTCTGCTATATTACCTGGACGACCGACACGTTGTGAGTTAATTAATGTTGCATTAATAATTGATGTAAATTGATCTTGCCAATTTGGGTTAGCAGGATCATTCCATAATACAGGAAGATTCGCTAGGTTTAAGCCATTTATATCAAATACGTTTTCTGTTGTACGAACACTGGTTACTTTTAAATATCCCTGTCCAGCAATATTTCTTTTAGGAGTATAACTTACTAAATTTGCTAATTTAATAACACTATCACGGCGTTCTGCTGTATCAATAAAGTTTTCTCTAGCATTTAGATCATTACGAAATGCTAAACCTTGGCCCATAAAGGCCATAACATCTAGCAATGCTATAAACTCAGAACTTTCTGTATAATCGTTAAATGTTTCAGGGTAGTAGATACGTAAGTAATCTATAAAACTTTTACGTAGAGTTTCATAATCATAACTTCTAAAATCTGCCTCACGAAAAGTTTGGTAAATTGCTTTCCAATCATTTACCCCAAATAATCCTGATTGCCTTGAACTTGTAGCCATGTGTTATCTCTTTTAATTATTTATCATCCGTAAAAAGTACGACTTTTTAGGATAATAATGTAGCTGTGTTTGTTTCGTTATTAAAGAAAACGTTTAAAAATGTTGCTTGATTAAAAGGGTTTACAGCTATTTCTACTTCAAACAGTATGCCATTTTCTTTAGGAAACGCTTTAACATAGTTCAATACTATTCTGGGATCTTGGCTAATTACTCGTCGTATTTCATTTTGTAATGCAAATTGATTATCTTCACTATTAGGTTCAAACACATAGTCCCAAATTGTAGTGCCATATTCTGGTTGTCCGACTTTTTGACCTTTTCTTATATTAAGCGCATTGACTAAATCTTGCAATACAAGCTGTTGGTCAACCATACGAAATTTTTTACCAAATACAATTGGTTTTACTAATGTGCCTACCCCTCCCACATCACCCGATGGTTGATTAGTAGTTTTTGGCTTATTAGCGTTTATTGAACTAAAACCTATATAATTTGGCATATTATATTTATCCTATTTTCCTTAATATAGCTTGTCTTTCAGGATCATCCAGTGCCGCAAACCATTTCTGTTTAGCAGCTTCAATAGCAGGATCACCAGGGGGTAAGGTAGCCTTTAGATTTTGATACTCTTGCCTTGCAGCCGCTACTCCCTTATTTAAATCATTAAGTCTGTTAGCCTGTTCACTTAATGCTTTAGCTTCGGCAACACTTCTGTCAAGGGATGAAATAGCAGTATCACTAACACTACCAGTAAAATTGGGTTTAGGAATTCTATTATCACCTAATAAACTTGTAGTTTGTTCAGTTATTGCACCACGTTCCACTGTATTAAAACCAATAACTGGTAATTTAATTCCTTGCGGGCCACCTGAAGCCAATGAACTTATCGAAGCGGTTAATTGTGCAATTGAGCTGGCAGGCATTCCTGCCGTAACCGCATTAAGTAAACCATTTGCTCCAGTTGGTAGTTGTGGTGCTCTAGTATTATTAAATGCACTTGTAACAGCATTTGTTATAACATTAGTTAGTGAAGTTAATCCAGGTACCGCATTTACTGCGCCAGGTGCACGGTTTACCACTGCACCTAATGCACGTACACCACCTGGCAGGTTCCCAATACCACTAGCTAATACACTGGCGCTACTTGCACGGCCCCCTGCAGGTCTTGTTGCGGCACTAACTAAATTATTTAAATTGGTAGCAGTATTTAAAAACCCAGAAACTGTTGATTGTGCT